ACTTGCACGTCTCATCGGAATCCGTCCCTATAATGCGATTGCTTTTTCAGGTCCTATTGCCGTATTTGTTAGTGTATTTCTCATCTACCCTCTCGGACAATCGAGTTGGTTCTTTGCGCCGAGCTTTGGTGTCGCGGCAATCTTCAGATTCTTACTTTTTCTACAAGGATTTCATAACTGGACACTCAACCCCTTCCACATGATGGGTGTTGCTGGTATCCTAGGAGGAGCACTACTCAGTGCTATCCATGGTGTCACTGTAGAGAACACACTGTATCAAGATGGCGAACAAGCAAACACATTCAAGGCATTCGACAGCACACAGGAAGAAGAGACCTACTCGATGGTCACTGCCAACCGTTTCTGGTCTCAGATCTTTGGTGTTGCATTTAGCAATAAGAGGTGGTTGCATTTCTTTATGCTGTTTGTTCCTGTTATGGGTCTTTGGACAGCTTCCATCGGTATTATTGGTCTTGCTCTCAACCTTCGTGCTTATGACTTTGTTTCCCAAGAACTTAGGGCAGCAGAAGATCCAGAGTTTGAAACCTTCTACACGAAGAACATTCTCTTGAATGAAGGTCTTCGTAATTGGATGGCAACTGTTGACCAACCACATGAGAACTTCATCTTCCCAGAAGAAGTGTTGCCAAGAGGCAACGCACTGTGATATAATAAGAGGGTCTATGACCCTCTTTTTTTATGAAATTTTTAGGTCTTAGATTAGATGAACACGATTCAAATATTTCTTATTCAGATGGAACTCAAGTAAAGTATTACCAATCAGAAAGAGATCTCCAGATAAAACATCATGGGTATAATGATCTAAGTTCATGGAAAAGAGTCTTTGATTCTTGGGGATTGGATGTAGATAAAATTGATGCAATTGGTATCGTATTAGATTCTTTCAGGCATCCTTATATTAAATGTGATGAAAAGAAACTCTATGAAATCATAGATGTTCCTCTCTTTACTCGATTGGGATTTAAATGTCCAGTCTATAGAATCAATCATCACTATGCTCATGCATTAAGTGTATGGACGCTTGGGGTTGAACCTACTGTAGATTTTATCTTTGATGGATTTGGTGATGATCAAGTATCTCATACTATCTTTAGAGATACTGACACCATTCTTGAATTGAGTAACTATAACTATCCTAGTTTTGGACAGATTATGGCTCAGTTTGGTAAGACTATAAAGATGAAGGGTCATCCTTTAGATTATGCTGGTAAGATCATGGCATTAAAAGCACATGGTAAACCTCGTGGTGTGAAAAACAAATTTAGTTTTTCTGATCTAGATCAGTTGTGGTTTGCAAGACCAAACGTTGTTGTAGATCATATCAACACATGCCATACAGAAACAGAAAGGATATTTGTTGAACATTTTATAAAGAACACCACTGATACTGATATAATATCTTATACTGGTGGTGTAGCTCAGAATACAATTATAAATTCTGAGATTAAAAAGGTTCGTCCTAATTTATACATTCCTCCTCACTGTAATGACTCTGGATTGTCTCTAGGTATCGTAGAGTTCTTTAGACGACTCTATGATCAAGAGACATTTGATACTTCTGGGTTTCCATTTTGGCAATCTGATATCAAACCAGACACTGAACCATCATCACAAACAATCAAACAAATTGCTGAGAGATTAGCAAGAGGTGAAATTGTTGGATGGTATCAAGGGCATGGGGAGATTGGACCTAGGGCACTAGGTAATAGAAGTATACTAATGAGTCCTGCCGTACCTGATGGTAAGGAAAAGATAAACAATAGAGTAAAACATAGAGAATCTTACAGACCCTTTGGTGCATCTATCTTAAAAGAGAAAGCACATGAATACTTTTCTGTTGAAGATTCTCCTTACATGTTATATGTTGTTGACACTTTAGATGTAGATTCTTTCCCAGCGATTACTCATGTAGATGGTACATGTAGACCACAAACAGTATCATCAGATCACAAATTATATTATGATTTGATTAGTGAGTTTGAAAAACTTACTGGCATTCCCATGCTACTAAATACATCACTCAATAATAATGGTAAACCTATTTCTGGATCTCCATCTGAAGCAATAGAACTATATTCTAAAACAGATATGGATTGTCTTGTTATTGGAAACATAATTTATTAAACTAGTCCTATGAAAATTGTCGCTTACTCGATTCCTGGATGCTTTTATTGTGAACAACTAGATAAACTTCTTGTACAAGTTGCTAAAATTCCATACGATAAACTTGAGGTAGGCACAGACATTCCTAAAGAACAATTCAAAGAAGAGAATCCAACAGCAACTGCATATCCTCATGTTATTATTGATGGTGAAGCAATTGGTGGTCTTACTGAGACAGCAAAGTTTTTGTATGACAGAGGATTAGTTTCTTCCTCAAAAAAATTAAAGACTTCCCGTTAAATTATGGATAAACTTAAAATAAATAGAGGCATAGAGCTCATGCTTAGGGGGGCTAAAAAGAAGGAAGAGAAGGACGAGAAACCTTCAAAAGGTTTTGCAATTACTAGATTTTTTACCCTACTTAAGCGACGAGTCTACTTCAACTTAGAACTTTGGTGGGAAAGGCAAGATTAGTTCGGAGTTGAACAAATGGCACAAGCAACAATCATTTACTTTTCGGCAACTGTTTCATTCATCTTCCTTTGTGTTGGTGTTTTCGCTGGTTGGACAGTAAATGAAAAACTACACGAGTACATGTACGCCGCCCAAGAAGATCGAGTACATCCTGAAATGCTTGACGGAGAAGGTCAGTGGATCAACGAAGAACTACTGTCTGTTCGTTTTGTAGATGAGGATGAATTTGACGACGAATAAATATACTTACGCAATCAATTAGGTCATGCAATTATTACTACATGAAGTGCTGCAAAAAGTAAGCAACGCAAAGACAAAGGCACAAAAGATTAAACTACTACAGGAGTTTAACACCCCAGCACTCAGACAAATTCTGATTGCTAATTTTGATGAGAGTGTTGTATCGATGTTACCTCCTGGTGACGTGCCTTTCAATAAAAACGATGCACCAGAAGATACAGAGCATACGAAGCTAGTACATGAGTATCGTAAACTATATCTGTTCTTCAAGGGTGGCGCTAATATTTCTCAGACCAGACGTGAGACCCTCTTCATTCAACTGCTAGAGGGTCTTCACGAGGGTGAAGCAGAAGTGCTGTGTCTTATGAAGGACAGGAAGATCGGTAAGCGTTGGAAGATTACCAAGCAGTGTGTTGAGGAAGCATTTCCCCAAATCAATTGGGGAGGTCGCTCCTGATGGGGAAAGGTTGTAAAATTATCCATAAGGATTGCGATCCTTCTCTTTGTGAAGATCGATCTCTTCCTTACACAGCATTCATGATTGAATATAAAGAAGGAGGACTATCAAAGTTTGATATTGCTTCTGGTCCTAAACAAGTAGACATCTTTGATGACTACTACGATAAATATGGTCGTGATTTTGTTACTATGACACAGACAGAGGGTAGAGTTAATCCTAAACTCTGGAACGATCCAAAAGCTAAAAAGAAATGAGTGCAAATCAAGAGGGCAACTGGTGTATCTTTTATCGTAAACTATCTGAACCAACTGTTTGGCATACCATGAAGTTGTGGAGGAAAGATGGTGTCCTGGTATCTGCCAAGACATATGATGATGTGTATAAGTTCAGTCGCTTTAGAGAAGCATGGGAGGTTGCTAAGAACTTGATTACAGAAAATCCTCCAAGGTATGATGCAGAAGTTAAACGTGTGTGTCGCGCACGAGGAGATGCATTCTACCTGTCAGGCAACTAATTGTATCAAATGATACACTTGACAAAGCATAGATAGTATTGGTATAATTACCATACGTTCATCTTATGTTAGCACTCCTGCTGGCATTCACCCTTGCCCATCATGATGACGGCAACCCTTACGGGTGGCACATGAGTTGTGAAAGGTTCCTCCAGAGACGAGTAGAGATCCAAGCAGATCCACATCTTGATCTTCGATCTAAGATGAATCTAATTGGGTATCTCAAGACAAAGGTAGAAGGTGAATGCACTGGATTGTATACATAAGACGCAAGTAAGTCGCGGAACGGAGCGTTCATCCCATGATTGAGTTACTACTCTATTCAACGATGGCATGTCAAGATGCTGATGCTGTAATCTTTAGGATTAAAAAGAATGAGCATCTGAAACCAGAGTATAAGTTAGAGTTGGTCGAGACCATTAAGGACTATGTACCAGAATGTAACCACTATTGGGACGCAAACGACTGAAGGAACGGGAAAAACGGATCCTCGGAAACGAGAGAAGGTTCAATTTCACCCATTCTTTTAGGAGACCTACTATGAACACCCTTAACCTCATTCGCAAGCAGATCAAGAAAGCTGCTGCACTTCACGACGCACAGATTACTCACGTTGCATATCGTGGCGTTGCGTATGACACCCGTTGTGTTGAGATGTCTGAACCACATGGCACTTTCTGCTATCGTGGTAAGACTTACAGCAAGTGATCGCCATGGACGCACTACAAGTAGTTGGACTCACGTCCCTAGGTTGTGTAGCATTCATCGGCATGATTTATGGAGAACTACTCCTTTTACATAGGGGGTAGGCAAATGCTGAAGGTCAGTTTAGTATATGACCTTCCAGAATTTGATCCAAACAAACACGATCCAGATAAAGTCTTTAGATTTTTGACTTATCGTGGTGTACATTATGCCAAGATGGTTTATTTAAAATCACGAGGCGAGACTAGCTGGAAGATTAATATGTAAGAGGGGTTGCGACCCCTCTTTTTTTGTCTAAGTATAAACTCGTAGGCAATAATATTCTTTGCGTAAATTGTATGTTTTGATACTTTAACATATAGATAGTAGTAGAATTATGCGAGGTGAAAAAATGAAACCTTACCCTCCCTTACATTATGGTTCTTTGTATGGAGGAGACCATGCACAATTTACTATCACGCTCACAATTAAATGAGTGGCGACATTTTGAAGACACACTAGATGACCTGGAGGTAGAAAATCAAAAACTCAACGACTACTTTGAATGTCTAATAGAGTGCGACTTGTTAGACCAAGGTTCATGCAAAAGGATATGTAGCTACATCCTTAAATAGAATTCTGAGAGGGGTTGCGACCCCTCTTTTTTTATGTTATACTCATAACATCTGTTATCTAAATATGGATAGAGAAAAACTTAAACTCATCGTCAAGAACCTTAAGTCTTTAACAAATGCGTTAGAGAGTGAGGTTTATTCTGACCTCTCTGCCTATGAGATTCAACTACAGCAGGGAGGTCCGAAGATTGGATTCAAATATGATGAAGGAGACGATGACGGATACCCAGACTGATTGGCGCTACAGTGACGAACGTATGGACGTAAGAACACAAGGACTAAACATTCTTCTGAAGAAATTCGGATCAGAGATCTGCTCTGACGGATCACCACGCTACAGTAACCAAAGCATCTATGAATGCATTCATGATTGGGTATCTCAAGGAAACATGAGAACCGATGGCATCGTTGCCTATTACAAAGCCTATTATGACCCGTCTAAAAGATCAAATTAGATTAGCAAAGAAAGCAATCAAAGAAGCAAAGAAGAACCCTAATCTGTATACAGAAGAGGAACTGCAGTACATGGCGATGCAGTTAATTCGTGCTAAAATAGCACTGAAAGCCAAGCAAATCAAACGCAAGCAGGAGAAAGGATTTAGTAATGAATTCAGTGAAGTTGGTAACAGTAACTCCAGACGCAGAGAAGACGATGGGGTACGTGGCGAGAGTGAGCAATCCGAACAACCAGGAGAATCCTAAGGTTGCTGGTCTGCTAAAATACTGTATCAAGCACAACCACTGGTCTGTGTTTGAGCAGGCACATATGACCCTGGAGATTGAGACTACTCGCGGAATCGCAGCTCAAATTTTGCGTCACCGTAGCTTCACATATCAAGAGTTTTCCCAGCGGTATGCTGACAGTTCTCTCTTGGCAGATGAGATTCCTTTGTTTGATCTTCGCAGTCAGGATACAAAGAACCGTCAGAACTCTATTGATGATGTTGATCCTTTCTTGAAGCAAGAACTTGAGATCACTCTCAAGCGACACTTCCAGAGTGGTATGGATATCTACAAGCACATGCTTGAGATGGGAATCGCAAAGGAGTGTGCTCGTTTTGTGCTTCCCCTCGCCGTTCCCACAAAAATTTACATGACGGGATCAGTTCGGTCATGGATCCATTATATTGAATTGCGTTCCGCTAATGGTACGCAGAAAGAACACATGGACATCGCACTAGATGCTAAGCGTGTGTTCGCAGAACAGTTCCCTATTTGTGCAGAGGCACTCGAATGGTTATGAAAACACTTACACTAGAAGACTATCAAAAAGCAGGCGAAAAGTTTTGGCCTAAGTATTGGTACATCGCTAAAGAACTCGGGGAGGATGCCAAACCTGAGCAAGTCCTCAAAGTTATGGAAGCGATTGGTGGTGTCGCATTAAAGCAGGCACTCGAAGACAAACTGTCTGGACCATTTGGTTTTAATAAAAAGGAGAAAGAAGATGCCGACGTACCCAGTTGTTAATAAAGTTACTGGAGAACAAAAGAACGTTGCACTGAGCGTTGCTGGTTGGGAGCAGTGGAAGATTGATAATCCTGATTGGCAGAGAGACTGGAGTGATCCATCTACATGCCCTGGATCTGGTGAGGTGGGTGATTGGCAGCATAAAATGTCAAAGACTCACCCAGGATTCTATGACATCATGAAGAACAAGATTGCTCCTAAGGCACCAACTAACGATAGTATCTCACAAAAATATAATTGATATGCCCCCAAGAAAGAAGACTACGAAAGCACCTGGACAAGGTATGACTGCTAAACAAAAGAAGCGTCGTAAGCCTATCGATGAGGCATACATGATTCCTGTCGAACCTCTTACTCATAATCAGCAGATTATGTTTGATGAGTGGGACAAGGGTCAGATGATCTATGCCTATGGTGTGGCAGGTACAGGTAAAACCTTTGTTGCTTTATATAAAGCACTTAAAGATGTACTGAATGAGTACACACCATACGAAAAAGTTTATCTTGTTCGTTCTCTGGTTGCTACTAGAGAGATTGGTTTCCTGCCAGGAGATCATGAGGACAAGTCTTCTCTCTATCAGATACCATACAAGAACATGGTTCAGTCCATGTTTGAGATGCCTGATGACAATAGTTTTGAGATGTTGTATGACAATCTCAAGTCACAAGAAACTATCTCCTTCTGGTCCACAAGTTTCATTCGTGGCACCACTCTTGATAATTGTATTGTTATTATTGATGAGTGTCAGAACCTGAACTTCCACGAACTCGATTCAATCATCACTCGTGTTGGTCAGGACAGTAAGATTATTTTCTGTGGTGATGCTGCACAGACTGACTTGCAAAAAATCAGTGAACGTTCAGGTATTCTGGACTTCCAACGCATCTTGCAGAACATGGATGAGTTCTCACTGATTGAGTTTGGTATCGATGATATCGTTCGCTCTGGTCTGGTCAAATCTTATATTATTAACAAACTTAACCTAGGTCTATGAAGTTGTTTAATCACGTAGGTGAGATTGAACCTATTGAAATGTCTGCTGAGATGGTGGATGGCAAACGCATGTACCTGACACCAGAAGGTTTCAAGTTCCCGTCTGTCACCACTGTGATTAGTAACAACGCTAAGAAGATGGCGGGCATCGCCCGCTGGCGTGCTAGAGTAGGAGAGGCGAAAGCAAATGCTAAGTCTGCTCGTGCTACTGGTAGGGGCACAAAGT